AAAGTCCGTGAGAAAGATGCTATTCAACGCTATCTAGATGCAGATGATCGGTTAAATAAGATTGATATGAAGATTCGCTACTACGATACTTGTTTAAAATTTTTAGAGGAAATTATCAAGACAGTATCAAATAGAACCTTTCAAATTAAAAATGCTATTGACTGGCAAAAGTTCCAAGCAGGATTCTAATGGAAGATCAAGAATTTGATTACCAAGTAAATTTAACTATATCAGACGTGCGTCTTTTACATCATTCTGTTTTGGAAACTATTAAATATTGGCCAGGAGCACCTGCTAGACCATATGAAGAACAGGAGCATCTTTGGTATATGCGCGATAGTCTTCAAAGAATGATATTAGATTATACATTCAATCAGCAATAATAAACATAAATATTAGGTAGGGTAATAATAAAAAATGAAATCTTTTCATCAATTCTATGAGCAAGCGGTAGCATCTGCACCAGCACCTGCTCCTGTTGCTGCACCTAAGGTTGCCAAGGCACAATCCAAAGCTCCTAAGGTAACTGATCCCAGTAGTGGTGTAGATATTGATGATGATGGTAGATGGAAAGGAGATATTGTTGATCAAGGTAAAGTAATTAAACCTGAGCAGAAGATAAAGGTTAAGGATGGTAAAAAGGGACCAGACCCAGACCTTCCTTCAGGTGAAGCAAATCCAAATAAAAAGAAAAAAGATTATGGAGATGTTGCTGGTGCTATACCAATCCCACCAGATTTTGTAAAAGATTCCATGAAAAGAAGAGATAGTGGTAAGGATTATTCTATTGAAGATAAAAAGAATATTATTAGATGGAGTCAAGGATTAATTAAACCTGTTTGATACCAACTAAATATTCATAGGTGAATCCTATGGATTATGTCTCACTTGATTATATCGAAGAAGAACGAAGTTTTTCTTCAAGTTAAAGCGGATCCTCACGTATATTATGAACTGGCAGACCAGTTTACGTTTGAGGTTCCAGGTGCTAAATTTATGCCTCAATACCGTAACAAGTATTGGGATGGAAAAATACGTCTGTTTAACACCCAGAATGGAGAGATATACGTTGGGTTGTTAGATAAAGTTATACAATTCTGTAAAGACCACGAATACTCCTATGAGTTCGTAGAGAATAAGTTCTATGGTCTTCCCTTTGAGGTCAATAATATGATCTCAAAAGAAGGTGTGAAAGATTATATGACATCTGTAAGCAAGTATGCACCTAGAGATTATCAGGTAGAAGGCGTATACGACGCTCTAAAGCATAATAGAAGGTTGTTGATATCCCCAACTGCTTCTGGAAAGTCTCTGATGATATATTCGATTGTGAGATATCACGTTGAACGAGGACAAAATACTCTGATAGTTGTTCCGACGACTTCGCTAGTAGAGCAGATGTATAAAGATTTTGCAGACTATGGCTGGGACGTAGGTTCATATTGCCACAAGATATACGCTGGTAGAGAAAGGGAAACTAATTCCCAAGTTATCATCACTACCTGGCAGTCCATCTACAAACTCCCCCGAAAATATTTTGAACGATTTAACGTAGTTGTTGGGGATGAGGCACACCAGTTCAAAAGTAAGTCATTAATATCTATAATGACAAAACTTGGAGATGCAAAATTCCGTTACGGATTTACTGGAACTCTTGATGGCACCCAAACTCACAAGTGGGTATTAGAAGGACTATTTGGTCCATCTTATAAGATCATCAGAACAGAAGAACTGATGAAGAAGGGTCACGTTGCCAGACTGGATATCAATGTACTTCTATTGAAGCATCCTGCACATAAATTTGAAAACTTTGAAGAAGAAGTTCAGTATATCATTAATCATGAAAGACGTAACAAGTTCATCCGCAATCTAGCACTTGATCTGAAAGGTAATACTCTTATTTTATTTGCTAGAGTAGAAGGTCATGGGCAACCACTTTTCGATTTAATAAATACTGGTAGTGTGGAAGAAAGACACGTCTTTTTTGTCCACGGAGGTGTGGCAACGGAAGACAGAGAACAAGTAAGAGAAATTACCGAGCAGGAAAACAACGCGATTATCGTCGCTTCATATGGAACGTTTAGTACTGGTATCAACATCAAGAACCTCCATAATGTTATTTTTGCTTCTCCATCCAAATCTAGAATTCGGAATCTCCAGTCTATTGGAAGGGTGCTCAGGAAAGGAAATAACAAAATCAAGGCAACTCTCTATGACATTGCTGACGACATTTCCCACAACTCACGGAGAAACTACACACTTAATCATTTAATTGAAAGAATCAAAGTTTATAACGAGGAGAACTTCAATTACGATATTGTAAACATACCACTAAAGAATTAAATGGGCGAAGAATTTCATGCAGTAATAAAATTAGTCACAGGTGAAGAAATATTTGCACTAGTTAGTGTGGACGAGAATGATGGCGATCCTATACTTCTACTGATGAACCCAGTGATTATGAAATTAATGAGGAATCAAGTAGGACAGTATGTTAAAGTGAAACCATGGATAGAAATGTCTAATGATGATATGTACGTCGTTAAGTACGATAAAATTATTACTATGACTGAAGTAAAAGAAGAAAGGATGATTACCTTCTATGAAAAATATCTAAATGATGACGATATAGATATTATTGAAGAAGGTAGAACTAAGATTACTGATAAAATGGGATATGTCTCTACAGTAGATAACGCTAGACAGATGCTAGAGAATATCTATAAACTTAAAGATAATAAAGAAAGCTAAACGATCTCTTCAAACCTAACAAAGGTATTTTACTCATAATTCACTATGTTGTCAAGCCCTAATAGTATGGTATAATATACATAACGATAGTTTATTGAACGAAACAATGTTATGTCTAAAAAGAAATCGGAACACTATGTTAACAATAAAGAACTTCTTGAGGCATTGATTGTCTATAGGGCAAAGGTTGCTGATAGTTTTAGAGAGATCAACGGTAGAGAACCTACTAAGGCAGATAGGTCACAGCGTTGGGTAGGAAAACCACAGATTACTAATTACTTGGGTGAGTGTTTTCTTAAGATTGCAACGCACTTATCCTACAAACCGAACTTTGTGAATTACATGTTCAGAGACGATATGATCTCTGATGGTATTGAAAATTGTGTTCAGTACATCCATAATTTCGATCCAGAGAAGTCTAAGAATCCATTTGCTTACTTTACACAGATTATTCATTACGCCTTCCTACGTCGAATACAGAAGGAGAAGAAGCAGTTGGAAATCAAAACTAAAATCATCGAACGTACTGGTTACGATGAGGTTATGGTTGTTGATGATAGCTTGCTTTCTAGTAGTAGTTCAGAGTATAATAGTATCAAGGACAATATCGCTTACAAGACAAACCGTCAATGAAGGTTGCTATTATTACCGATCAACACTTTGGTGCCCGTAAAGGGTCCAAGTTTCTTCATGAATACTTCAAAAAGTTTTATGATGAAGTGTTTTTTCCTTATCTGGAAGAACATGAAATCACTACGGTAATTGACATGGGCGACACGTTTGACAACCGTCGCTCTATTGATTTGTGGTCTCTTGAGTGGGCGAAGGAAAACTACTATGATCGCCTGGAAAAATTAGGCATTACTGTTCATACTATCGTTGGTAATCATACTGCCTATTATAAAGATACTAATTCTATCAACTCTGTAGATTTGTTGCTCAAACAGTATAAGAACGTAAAAATTTACGCGGAATGTACTGAAGTTATGATAGATAGACTGCAAGTTTTGTTTATTCCTTGGATCAATGCAGAAAATACTGAGAGCAGTATCGAATCAATTAAAGTTTCAACTAGCAAGTGCGCGATGGGGCACCTTGAGCTCAATGGATTTAGAGCGCATCGCGGACACGTCATGGAAGACGGTATGGACTGCTCATTATTTGAGAAGTTCGAGCGGACATTTTCGGGTCATTACCATACACGATCAGACAACGGACGAATCTTCTACCTAGGTAATCCCTATGAGATGTTCTGGAATGATGTGAACGATCCTCGTGGGTTCACTATCTTTGATACTGATACTCTTGAGTTTGAGCATGTTAATAATCCATTCAGATTGTTTTATAACATCTATTATGAAGATACTCCGTATCAAACTTTTGATACTAAAGAGTATATTGATAAGATTGTAAAAGTTATCGTTAGGAAGAAAACCGAACCTAAGAAATTTGAAAAGTTTATAGATAAGTTATATTCCTGTGGTATTCAAGACCTAAAGATTGTTGAGAACTTTACGATCCAAGAGAATGAAGAGTTTGAAGTTGAAGAAAGTGAAAACACTATCTCTATTTTAAATCGATATATTGATGAGGCAGAGTTTGATTGTGATAGTACTATTATTAAGGGAATCCTTCAGAAAGTCTATTCACAAGCTTGCGAGGTTGAGTAATGTTCCTGCTAACGCTCAGAAATTCAAAAGAAGAGGGTGCCTATGCCGTACAGAATCGATACGGTGAAAAGGTACTCTTTCTTTTTGAAGATGAAGATGATGCAGAGCGTTATGCAATGCATTTAGAAGAAGATGAAGAAGCAACGATGGATGTAGTAGAAGTTGATGATGCGCTTGCAATTTTAACTTGTAAACGCTATAATTACAAATATGCGGTAGTCACGCCAAATGACATTGTTATACCACCAAGATTAGATGATAACCTTCCAGAAGATTAGATGGAAAAACTTTTTGTCAACTGGCAATCAATTTACTGAAATAGACTTTCAGAAACATCATACCAACCTAATTATTGGAACAAATGGTGCAGGTAAATCCACAATGCTGGATGCACTTACGTTTGTTCTGTTTAATAAACCATTTCGTAAAATTAATAAACCTCAACTAATCAATGCTACTAATGAGCGTGATTGTTTAGTTGAGATTGAATTTGAAATTAATAGTCGTCAATATACTGTACGACGTGGAATCAAACCTACTGTTTTTGATATTGTCGTTAATGGCACGGAACTTCATCGTGAAGCAGATGATCGTGCAATGCAGCGTTTACTTGAAGATAGTATTCTTAAAGTCAACTATAAATCATTCACTCAGATTGTGATTCTGGGTAGTAGCACCTTTGTGCCTTTTATGCAGTTGACGACTGCAAATCGTCGTGAAGTGATTGAAGATCTTCTGGATATTCGTATCTTCTCTTTAATGAATAATATTCTTAGAGATAAGATTCGTAATCATAAAGATCAGGTAAAATCTCTTGACTTGAAGAAAGAAACTCTTAAAGACAAGATGAAGATGCAACAGAACTTTATAGATGAGTTGGAAAATCGTGGTAAGCAGAATATTGAGTCTAACAATACCAAGATTACAAAACTTATGTTAGAAGTTGATGGGTATATGTCAGAGAATGTAAAAGTTGAAAAAAATATACACAAGTATACGGAGAAACTGGAAAAGGTAACAGGAGCAAGACAAAAATTATCTAAACTAAACACACTTAGAGGAAAGATCTCTCAGAAAGTATCTGCTATTACTAAAGAGCATAAGTTTTTTACTGAAAATACGGTATGCCCTACTTGTACTCAAGATATAGAAGAATCATTCCGGTTAAATAAAATTGATGACGTTCAAAATACAGCAAAGAAACTAAAGGAAGGTTTCGATGAGTTGGAATCGACCATTAAGTTTGAACAAGAACGAGAACGTCAATTCAACACACTATCTAAGGAGATTACGAATCTAACGCATGGCATTTCTCAGAACAATACTCGGGTTAGCGGAAATCAAAGACAAATCCGAGATCTTGAACATGAAATTCAAACGATTACCGAGAACCTTGCAAACCGAAATACTGAACATGAAAAGTTAGACGAGTTTAAATCCAACCTAGCGCATACATTCGCTGAACTTTCAGATAAGAAACAGGAAATCGTTCATCACGATTTTGCATATTCATTACTCAAAGACGATGGAGTTAAAACGAAGATCATAAGAAAGTATCTTCCTTTCATTAACCAGCAGGTTAATCGCTATCTTCAGATGATGGATTTCTATATCAACTTCCATCTTGATGAAGAATTCAAGGAAACTGTGAAGTCCCCTATACATGAAGATTTCTCGTATAGTTCCTTTAGCGAAGGTGAAAAGATGAGAATCGACCTTGCCCTATTATTCACTTGGCGTGAAGTAGCGCGTGTTAAAAACTCTGTAAACACCAACCTGCTGATTATGGATGAAGTCTTCGATTCTTCACTTGATGGATTTGGAACCGATGAGTTTCTTAAGATTATCCGATTTGTTATTAAAGATGCTAACATCTTTGTCATCTCTCATAAACATGATATGCAGGATAAATTTGAAAGTATCACAAAGTTTGATAAGGTAAAGGGATTCTCCCGTATGGTCCTTTCAGAAACAAAAGAACGATGAACATTCCAAACTGGCAGCATCACTCTAAGAAAGAACAGAAACCAACTCTTAAACCACAAGCTCTGCGTGACAGGAGAGCGGCATTACAAGCATTTAAGAAGAAGCATAAGAACCGCCCTGACAAGGCGGTTTTGTCGTATTATGACACTATTAGATACCTAAATATCTAAAAAGTATTTTAAATGGAAAATATTTACGAAGAAATATATCAGCATCTTATTAATCAGGGTATTGAAGAAGAAGTTGCAACAAACTTCGTTAATAAGATGTATGATGAAGAGAAGTATCATGAAGTAGAAGTACTTGATGAAGGTGTACTCCGAGGTCTTGGTGCAGCAGCAAGATTTATTGGGAGACTATCAAAGACCAGAG